AAGAAGGATCACCGTAGTCAAAAGCGTACAGCCTGCTCTGGCCTATATGATAGTTTAAATATGCTCTGGTACCGTGATCAAGGACTGTTCCTTCATTATCCCACTGTACCCCATCGTCATCACTCGAATACACTTCCCAATCATCATCCTTAGCTGAGATCATTAACTCGTCCCTACCTACGTCATAAGTCAGCCCCCTTGCTCGCTCAATACTAACAGGAAAGTTCGCAAGGTTAGATCGAAAGGTCCACGTATCACCACCATTGGCAGACCGCCATACCTGCTGATCATTATTACCACTATCGGCTTCTCCTATTAGCAGGAACATATCGTCATTCAAAGGGTTATTGATCATGGCTGTGGGATAAGTAGCAGGTATAGTTGTCTTCTCAATCCAAGTCACCCCACCATCATCACTCACGAATGTCTCTGTATCACTTGTTCCAGATCGGTGTGCTGCGAACACTACAATTTCATGCGGAGGGTTATATAAAAGGTGAGAGTCTGTGTGCACACCCGTTCCGATGTTCCCACGAGGAGTCCAAGTAGCCCCACCGTCTGTACTGGTGTATATGTCGTGAGTACCAAGTGTTGCGACAAGCGTTGAATGAGCCGCGTCGTATACTATCTGATCAACAGAGTCATTCCCAATCCCGGCTACCAATGAGAGGTACGTCCATGTATCTCCGTCGTCATCACTTTTCCATATATGATCGTCGTGACCTCCCAGTACGTTAATTGCTGCTACGAGACGACCATAGTCAATATCGTAAGCAAGAGTTATAACCCCAAAGTAATCAGAGTCTTCATCTGTGAAGTCAATCAACTTCTCCCAGTCACCGGGGGGTGGTGGTGGTATAGGAGGTTCTACCCAATTTGATCTCTTTAATAGTCCTGTAAACATTAGACCTCCTTCCAGAACATTCCACCATACAGCTTATCGTTATGACCGAGGAAAGATACAATAGTTCGCTCGTTAGCACCCGAAGCCAAGACAGGTTCAGTACCTTGCTCGAACTCAAACAAAGCGTCCCATCCTGTAATATCGTGCCCACCGATACCATCTTGAATGATGGTCAAAATGTATGTACCGCCATTCTTGAAGTTACTTGGAGTTAAAGCACGATCAGCACCTATAACGACTTTTGTGACCTGATTCAAACCACAATCCCATAGGATAGTAGCAACATCAGCTAATGTGGATTCAACGTAAGTCTGAGAAGCTGACCACTCGTTGACACCATCAAGGACTGCAACCTCATCAAGGTCTTTGCCCGATGGTCCGACGTTACCTGCACCATCATACGCGCATAAGTTTTCAGAAGTCGAATTCAAGATATTGGCTGCTGACCCACCCTCACCGACAGGAGTTTTAGACGCTCTGTTAACCTCTTCCTGCAACTGCTGTACCAACATGGTGAGCCGATCAAGGGCTGTCTCGTGAGATTCTGCCGGAAAGGAATCGTTTTCTGCGTAATCTGTTAGCTGAGTCAAAGGCATACTACGCACAATCGTTAACTTCTCTCCGGTAGCAGGGGGAACTACCAGAGTGATCGACCCACCCGAGGGTACACCGGCATCTTGAACAGTGTAGTCCGTGTCCAAGATCAAGGTGGTCTCAACGCGAGTAGCGACAACTGTGAGAACGACCAACAACTCCGCGTCTGCGAGGAAATAAAAGTCCACTGGAAACACAGTGGTTGAGTCGTTCCCATCGTAATCATTTCGATATTCTTCATTAGATACAGTCATATTTCCTCCAGAGTGTTGTCGGACAACAGTCTTATTTTGTAGACTCTGCCCGTTTAAGCATTATGTCGAGGAGGTCAACGTCCTCGTAATCGTAGTAGTCTATCAGACCACTCGTGGTTGTCATGGCCTGAGCTGAGGGGATGCCAAGCGTATAGCCGGCTGCTTTAAACCCGATATAAAGATCAGCTTTCTCAAACTCAAAGTCACCTTCCGCTGCGTCTATCGCTGCGGTCCCGAGTCGCTTAGTTAAGGCTGCGCTAACTTTAAAAACGTCACCGACAGGACTCAAGGTGTAGTCATAGCCTTTAAGTGATGCACTGGCTATATCGCGCACGATTGGAAGACCACCTGCCATATGAGTCCCCATGTTTTTGATGATCTCTTCAGGATTTACTTCACGCTCTTTAGCTATACTAATCACAACAGGTGGCACTATATACATATAATTAAGGGCTGATGCTACATCATACCATTTCACACTACTGTCAAACCGTGCCCGTTGCATTAACTCTGTAGTCTGATTCATTAAGACGTTGTAATACGAATAGAACATTGTGATGGACCGTTTCCATTCTGGACCTTTCATAATGTTCGGCAAATCTTTAAGCGAGGACTGTGGCTGCGTCATACGCACAGACCTATCAGCGTACATAATCGCCTTATCTGCGTCACCGTTAAACTTCTTCATCGCTTTGCGGTACCCTGCGTACCACGTAGGATAGGCACCGATCTTATCCGCTGTCCTTATGAAACCGAAGAACACGTTACGATCTAACTGCCCCATCTTACGAAATTTCTTCATCTGCTGCGTATCTAATAATTCACCAATATCTCGCTGCCATGCGTTATCACGCCCTGCCATCTGTTCGCTGACTTCGTTAATCGACCGGATGAATCGTCGAGGACTCTTTGCGAACTGAGAATAAGCAGCCATCAAATTCATCGCGCCCACGCGCGGGATAGCCGATATAGCTGACGCAGGTTGAACAAGAGCAGTTGTCAATTTAAAACCCAATGCTGCAACTGTGACGTTTGCACGTAATTTCCGAAATCCCGGTGCATCGACAGGCGCAGGTTGGATTAGGTCTTCATACCACTGTTTGAGAACATTATATTTTGGACGACCAAGATTAGCTTCAACCGTATCACGAAAAATCTTGTTGTCGATAATCTTCCGTATATCGTCTGTTGCTTCCCAATGAGAGACAGTGTGCGCTACGTCACGAAAATGTTTTGCTAATCCACTGAAATCCATACGAATAGCATCTGAGTTACCAACACGAAGTTGCAAGAACTGTTTTTGTAGAGTCTTCGGTAACTTCCGAAGATGTGGCATATCCAAAAATACATCTTCGATAGACTGTTTCGGTGCCTTCTTACCGAAAAAGAAGTCAGGGATTATCGGCCAGTAATTAGTAACTTTAGGAAGGGGTGCCCCTCTCATACGAAAATGCACTTCATTAAGCATATCGTACATTTCATCAGTCATCTTCCAAATTGATTTAACGTAGCCCCAATCTATTTTGGTCATGTTCTCTCGTAAGAACCTATCAACAAGAACCTCACCTGCACCCACAGAATTAAGCATCGCAGCTTTATTATGTGCGTTGCCTGTCATACCGGCCATTGTTAACATCTTCTCGTGAGTTGCACCAAAATCCTTAACGACACTATCCTTATATATTGTATTCCAAAACTTATTACTCAGGGACCGCTTACCTAACGCCTTAGCATAATCGTCAAGCAGACCTTGCCACCTTTCACGAATAACCTTACTTATCTGAAACTTAGTATCCTCTGCTCGTTTAGCAGTTTGAATCATCCTTTGTGCAGGTCCAAACTCGTCCCATGCGTCTATCTCACGCATAATAAACTCTGCCCGTTTTAATTCAGCAAATAGCTTATGCCGAAAATCAGTCTTAGAAGGTCGGGAATTGCGTATACGTGAAGATTTGGTCAGCAACCACTCACGTTGAGATGGGTCTTCCATTTTTCGTTTAAAAGTCTTATCGGCAGTATCCTTCATAGGATTGACATATTCATTAACAGCCTGTTTTGCTGCTATTTTATCCACTAATTTCTCTTTATGCCCGATCTTTCGTAAGTCCTTAATGAACTTGTCAATCTTACGAAACTGGTCTAATGACAAATCAGAAAGATTTGGTACTGTTTGTGGTAAATCAAGTATATCCGCGTATTGAGCTTTCAATAGCTTAGCGACAGGTACATTCTCTGCTATTTTGGAATCTAAAAATTGTGTCATAGACAACTGGTTAGAGTCATTTACTATTGCACCTTTCGCGTAAGGGTCTAAGAAATGATGAACTTGGATTTGATACTCGTAAGGTATGCCACCATCACGTAGAGAATTTTGTAAATTACCCGCGATCTTATTCATCGCAGCCTTTTGTTTAACAGATTCCTTCAAGGCATCTGCTCTGGCTAACTGAGTTAAACGTGTTTGAGCCTTCACTGTTCGCATTGTGGCTCTAACAGCTTGAATCCCCACCTTACGAATAAAGTTGACCTCGTTAATAATATCACGAAGTAATTTAGGTCTTGTACCTATCAGTTCAGCGTCCTTATTGGCAGCAGCACGAGTTCGTTGAACAAGTTTTTTGCCCCCAATCTTCTTCCACATTTCAAGTTCAGTACCACCAACACGACGAGCGTATTCGTCCAAGTAGAGTAAATCCCAATCGTACTGCATTTGAGAGTTAATGGACCGTCGGATTTGTCTAAGTGTGGGCATCTGCATAAAGTCATATAACATTTCCTCAACGCTGCCGTATCCATAATCTACCGCCTTATGAACTGGGTTAACTTGACCCTTCAAACCTAATCGCTTCACAATCTCAGGTCGAGCCACATCAGGTTGATATGTAGTCCTGCGCCTAACAGCGTCTCTAAGAACTTTAGCGAACCTGAAAGGTCCAGAAATAGATAACATCTCATTACTTATCTGACGAACAAGCCATTCCTCTATAGCCTTTTCGCTACTAATTCCTAAACCTTTAGATAACTTATCTATCGCAACTTTATTATGTGCGTACACCTCTGGAAACAGAGGTGTATACTTCTTGATTCCATTATGCACAATTTCATGCACACCAGTAAGCGCAGCATCACCGGTATCTTTAAATGTAGACTCAACAAGATGCAACTCTTTTAACTTGTCATTGTACGCGCCCCTGACACCCATATGAGTTCTACCGGCAGCTTTCTGTTGGTCTTTTATACGCTGCGGTAATTCGTGAGGAGTCTTAACTACTTTAACTTTTATGTCAGGCACGAGTTTATTAACTATTGCTACAGCAGCATCAGTAACTCGTCTTGTTCCACTTTTTGCTATTATACCGGGGTATCGTCTTTTTAGAAGCATAGTCGCTTCTTTACCAACCATCAATTCAATTTGATTTTCGCTGAATCCTCCACCTCTTTTTATAGATTGAACCATATCTGTAATAGGATGATCTCGATAGGCTTCAAGTGCTAATTTATTATTCACTCTACTACGAATAGTGTTAAACTCTTCCTCGAAGCCTTTGTATCCTGATACTTGAGCCAAGATATGTATATCTTCTATATCCTTATCAGATACGTCAGCAAAAGACTTCTTTAGTGCTGCCTTATTCTGTTGCTTACGTGTGGGTATTCGTAAATCCTCACCGGGAAGTTTACTCAACTTGACAGGTTTCTGAGTTCTATAAACAGAGTCACGTAGGAGATTCTGAGTCTCAAGAAACGCTGCATACTCACCCTCACCGATACGACTTTTAAGAACTTCTATCCTTGCCTTAACTTGTTGTGATACATTTTTAGTATTTACGTTTACAATCTTGGAAAGATTCTCTGAGAAAAACCGTGGATTCTTATAAAGGATTTGTCTGAATATTCTCTCTTCAATACGAGTATCGACATACATACCTATCGGTATGCTCAACCCGATACCGATAGCAATACCGAGCCACGGATTTACATCTGCTGCTGTTGCTGCTACCATTTCAATAGGTATGTCAGTTACAGCAGCAATACCGCCTATAGTAGTAGCACGAGTCACTACCCCTTTAAGCGTAGCTGTACCGAGTTTAGCTATAACCTGTCCACCCGTTATGCCTAAGAACAACTCCCACGGAGCAGTAGCCTGTTCAATTCCACGACTCTCTTCTCCAATCATTTGAAGTGTTTGTTCCGATGCAAACGCAGGTACGGTGAGTCGAGTAATTTCTTGATTGAGTTCATCCATCTTCGCCCAATCGTCATCATCTTTCCACAACTTAGAGTTGATCGCTGTCTTTTCTTTAACAAGCAAAGGTAGCCTTTCAAGGGCTTCTGGACTACCTACCTGTTGAGGTGGTAAATCCACCTTAAACCGAGGGTCAGGAATCAGTATATCGTTCTCATCTCCTCCAGTCATATCATCAGTAATTTTATACTGAAGATCAGGGGTTAATATGTCGTCCTGTTCTGCCATTATTCAAGTCCTCGGGCTATAGATTGTTCTAACTTGATACGCTGTTCATCATTCATCGGTACGCCGTATATTAGTTCCCATTGACCCTGCATATTATCAGCTTTTTCTTTAAGTGTCTCGCCTTGAATCAATAGGGGATTTACCATCTGTGCTTTAAACTTCGCCTTTTCGTTTACTTCTTGGTCAATTCTCTGCCCAATACTACCAGACTGTTGTCCGACAGTACTCTGATTTCTCATCCTCTCAAGTTCCGCAGCTACGTCAGTTTCTGGCTCGGTCTGGAATTTAAACTTATAGTAATCACTGATCCACATACTCGTCTCTTCCCCTGCATATTCCTCTTTACCACGCACTTTCTTATAGGCACCTTTCTGAGATAACTCATCGTAGAGGTCCAGAATCTTTGGATTATTTCTGGTCAAGTTCTCAGCTCGACGCTTGGCTTCAAGACGAAGCATGAATCGCTCAATATCTCGTTTCATCAGAACAGGCTTACCTTTACGCCTATCTTCTGCTGTTGCTGCTTCGGTGGCTTCAATCATGTATAGTTTTCGAGCATTTTCCATATAATCTTCACCACCACTTATCTTATCGAATCGTTTCTTCTCTTTAAGATAATTCTCAAGTTCTGTGGTATCCTTCCCGATACCATCACCAAGATTAGAATGAATCTGCGCGTTACGCGCGATACGACCTGAATCAATCTGACTCTTAACCTCTCTGATCTTGAGGGGGTTAAGTTCATAATTTGCTTTCAGCAGGTTAGCGATACGCTTCTCTCTATCTGGTTGATCCATATCTGCATCTGTACGAATATCCATAACCAGATTACGGTACATAAGGTTACGCCTATTAACGTCAGGTTCCGCAGCGATAGCAGCAGTTCGCTTGTTGTACTCGACACTCTTTTGGTCGGCACGTTCTTCCTTCTGCTGCTTATTCAACGCGTTATTCATAGCGTTTTGATTACGCAGCATTGTTGCTACTTGAATAGCTCGACCATAGTCATTCTCCTCAATCCCGTACTTCTTGAAGTTCTTAGGATCAGAGATTTCAAATGCCCCGGCCAGATAATCGTCGCCATGCTTGGCGCGGACTTCACCGTATATTCGCATGACCTCTGCCGGCCCTTCATTTCGCTCATAAGTATCCAGTAAAGCGTTAAACGTAGCAGATGACACTCTTGACTGTATATAATCTTTACGCTCATTCCAAAGTTTAACCATGCCCACAGGGTCTTCTTTAAACTTCTGTTGTATATGACGAAGATAGTAATCGTCTGTCACCTGCTGATAATAATTACTTAGAGTGGCTTTATCCTGCGGACCTTCGATCTTAACAAACTGCTCAGTAGACTTAGCAATACCCAGTTCTAAAGAAGCGATTAATTCTTTAGTACTTGATTCACTGAGGTCTTTATCAATACCCGAATTAACTTCGCCCATCACCTGTGCACGATAAACTGAGTCTTGATCCATCTGATATTTCGTGACCCACTCCATATTAGCTTCATAAGAATTAGCTGCGTATATCTTCATGTTCTGTCTTGTGATAGGGTCTTCAATATCACTGAGTTGGTCCGCCGTCAACACTTTCTCACTGGCTATATAATCATCACGAACTCCACGAGCCTGTCCACCTTTAAGCGTGGAATAACCAGCCCTCTTCTCACGAAACGATGCATCAACTTCAACTTTAAGCATGGCTTCATCAGCTTGTCGTTGACGCTCAACGTATCGTGAAAGAGCGTTGGTTGCTTCTTGGGCACCTGCTATCAAGCCTGAGTACTCTGTGACCTGACGATTAGCCCCCGCGAGTATGTTGACGCTACCTCTTTCGAATTGCGTTACTTGTGCCATTGTATTCTCCAATTAGACTATTGTCTGACAACACTCACTAAGGTCCAGTCGCAAAAGGATTCTTAGCGTAAGGACTGGCTGCGTAAGTTGCTGTGCCCCCAAGCAGAGTGCCGACACCCGTAAGATAACCAGAAGTTCGGATACGACTTGCACCACTTCTTAAAGCATCACTTCTAAATCCATAGCCCTTGAGTATCTCTTGCCGTTCTTCCTCTGCTTCTGCTTGACTCCTCGCTATTACAGCAAGAGGTGAACCTGCACCCACCTTAACTCCTGATGCAGCGTATAACGCACGCTGTTTTGCTGTCAACTTCTCAGATTGCTCTCTATGAATCTCAGCATCGCGTTTAGCCATCTCCTCCAGACGTTTTGCTTCGTCTTCCGCTGCGTCGGCTGCTTGTTGAGACTGATATACTGCCGTCCCGGCACCTATAACCGATATTACTAAACCGATAACTGCTGCTGTGCCACCCATTATGTTAACCTCCTCCAGTAATTAGACTCTAAGTGTTGATACCCAAATCGTTCTACGACTTGCGAAAAATCAACGTGAGGTTTAATCGACATAACGTAAATATCCACCCCAAGTTTCTTTAAACTACCCTCCGTAAATTTAATGAGTCGTATTCCGTGACCCCGGTATTTGGGCTTCATATAAAGAATATCATTAACCGCCATTTTGAAGTCATAGTGCATATGCTCTATAATAAAATCGACAGTGTACCCAACCAATTCGCCTTTCTCATTTCGTGCGAGAACTACATGAACCATACCCATATCCGACATAGCTTTATACTTATCCCACTTAGGCGCGAGTTCAACATTATCGAACAGACATAATTCTTCTTTATGCGCGTCAAGCAGAGTTGCTACCTCTGCGAATATATCAGGTGGATACTTTATTGTCTCATAAGTCAGGCTCACTGTGTTCGTACCTCTGGCATAATTGCTATAATTGTCATTGGTAAAGGCTGATTCTGCACTATCTCAATCTGCCCTGCTTCGTCATATCCATCATCGACAGGCACTTCAACGTCACCTGTGAATAAAGGCACCGGCTCGTTCATTATAGGCGGACCCATGAAGTATCGCTCATCATTAACCAGTATGCCAACTGTTCGATATAATCGAGCATAACACCTATTAATCCGCTTTATTCTTCCTTGCGATGTACCGATAGGATTTCCTCCTTCAACTCGCATAGTCTTTAACGTCGAGGTAAACGCTAATCCTGCGTGTACACGCGTAGCTTCATATTGTAATACTATTTCTCCGCCTGTTACAACTACGTCAGGATGAACTGCGCCATCTGCGAGTACCTGCACTGTTTCGCCTTCCAGATGTTCTAAACCTGCAAAAGTATCAGTAGGCACCCCTTCGTCATAAGACAGACCAGAGTCAACATAAAAGGCTTCCACAACCTCTTCTTCTCTGCTCAAAGGGCGTTCCAATTTTTCGATGTATCTAACAGTGGCACCATCAATAAATCGCTTAACTGATACATAAACATCATCGTACCTGTTATCAAGGAATCCGTCTGTTACTGATAGGCTTTCTATCTGCCCATTAGTAACTATACGAAACCATCCCGTAATATCGAACTCAGGCTCATATGACACGCCTGCAAGTTCTCCATCTTCGCGCACGTACCATCCTATACTGTCAGGCTCATTCTGATAGTCAGCTTGGAGAATACGTGGATAGGTAATATGTTCGCTAAGAAGAGTTAAATCTTTCGATGAATAGGCATCAGATTCAATAGAATACGCAAAGTTTCGTACTTTAAGTTGCCCTTTCTGGACGAACAACACTCTGCTACCTATTCGTATAGGCAAGACATTCGCAGCACCATAATTAGTCTGTCTAACGATCTTTACATTGGTAGGTGTAATGGTTTCATTAAAAGTTGTACTCATCATTTTATATTCAGCACCCGATGTGCCAACCGCTAAAACCTCACCTGAACTAAACCACTGGACAAGACTAATCTTATCCGTATTGATGACGTATGCAAAAGCATCGTCATCCAATGTACCGATAGTAAGATTAAAAAAGTCTGCGATCTTACTACCCCATATTGTGCCGGGATCACTAAGAACACCACCCACTAACATTCGCTGCTCATAGAACGCGCCTGTACCAGGGTAATTACCTGCGCCCCATTCCGTAGGTTGTGAAGTCCATACTATATCTGAAAGCACCCAATCAAAGGTGTCGTTGCGTACAAGTTTAGCAGGTGCATGGCTTGCATGAAATATATACAATGTATTTGCATCTTGCAAATAGTTAAGTTCAAGCAATTCCTCTTCGTCATATGTAGTAGCTATCTCATACGCTGTCGGTGGAGTTTCCTGCAACTGCCCACCTTCCGTATAGAACCTGATATAGTTATCACCAAATTCTAAATGAAATAGACCTGACGATGCACCTGTATCAAAGGGAATCATACGACAGGCTTGATCAGAAAACTTCGCTTCTGCTATAAAACGAAATCCGCCCCTGCGTACAGCAGGGCCGTGAGGTCTTGGTTGAAAATTCTCCAAAATCTCACAGCCCGACTGATACTTTTCAAGGTCAACCCGACCAGTTAGTAAAGGACTGAATTCTCCTGCCGAAAAATTTGTGTATATGGGATCAAATCGTGGCATTATAAAGGTTGTCCTCTGTGTATTCCAGTTGTGCCGGCCACACCAACCCGACGAGAATCAAGCCACTCCTCAGATTCAATCCATTTTGGACCGGCTTCCATAGCGTTGACACTTCTGGCTTCCATGATGGACAGATTGTAAAGCTGTACCATCGCTTTATGACGCGCGTCGTTGTCGGTCAGAGAAACGCACCCTTCCGCAGCAAGTTTACACGCCAAAGATTCTTGGAAAGACTCGCCAAACATATTCGGATCAGATATTCGAGCGATGTACTTGATGAAGGCGTCTCCATAGTCCGTGTTCATATTACGACCTTCAATACCATACACCCAAATCTCCCTGTTCGGAATGAGAACCCGAAGACAATCACTTGGAAGTTTATAAGAGTACTGATACCCAAACACAGGATCAGCAGTATTACGCGCCAGTTCAATACGCTTAATCGCGAAATTCCATGGATGATTTCGCGTAACGTAATCGCGCGTAGGCGCGTATAAGGCTTTCATTGTACGGGCAGATTTCTTATCATCGTCAAGAGACAGGATTGTCTTCTCACCGAGTTTAATCAATGCCCTGTTTACGATTTCTATTTCTGACGCCATCATTTCACCTATTGTTTAACGTAGATTAAATACCCTTCGATGGAATCACCTTTCTTTCCGTCACTAAATACAGTACACACCACGAAGACTCCTTCAAGACTATCAACAGTGATGGTTTGCCCCGGCAGGTGTTCCAGAAAAGACGTTTCCCCCTTCATTTCGCTCACTTCACCAAATCCTTTGAGGTCCGCTTCGATCATCATTTGATTCCGTTTTTTAAACTTCGGCCAACCGAGTACGGCTTTGTCACAGGACAGGTTAAACTTGATCCGGCTTAAGGCCCCTAAGATTCTGACTTGACTCTGCGGTATCTTACACAAAGCGAAAGTTGTGCCTTGTGTATAGTCTTTGTCAGCTTTAATCTTGAATGATAAAATCTTCAAACTTCCGTGAAGATCGCAAGGATTGAAAATTGCAAGGTTACGCGCAGAGAGTACATTAGATGAGAACTGCTCAAGTTTAGAACTCTCTTCTTCGCTATCACTGAAATCAAACTCTAACTCATCTTTCTTAGCCATGTTAACTCCTCGGGTTGTCTGGCGGAGTGTTGTCAGACAACACTCCGCCAGCCCAGTTAAGGTTTAAGTCTCGGTGCAGTCAATCTGAACCACCTTGACTTCTTCCATTCGGGTTGCCCCGATGGTCATTTGGGTGAATACCTGAGTCAGGTACTGCTTGTCAGCACGTTCTCCGATTCGGGCGTTAATGTCAATGCCAAGGGCCAGAAGGATACCATCCTGTGCCCACGCAACACATTCGCGGGTCGTCACATTCAGGTTAACCAGTTCAGTCCTTTTGAAAGTGAAACCCATGAAGGTATCAATTTCGCCACGGACAAGAGCCTTAACACTATTGTAATCGGCACTCGTGACCTCCGTGGTCTTGAGCAAGTCCTCCAACTGTGTGCCGGTGACTGCGATGTACTTCGGAATCTCATCGGCAACATCGGCAGTCCAAAATTTTCCTTTGGCTTCGATGAGTTTGTCGATAGTCAAACCGGCAGCACCGGCAGCGATTTTCTGACCCGCCGGCAGCGCAACAGCCGCGACATTATCCTTGGTGACGTTGGCTGCACGGTCGGCATTTCCGAGTGCAGCGATGAGCATGACTGAATCCATACTCCGTCCGAAGGCAGCAGCAGCGTTACGAGCGTAAGGGGAAGTGGGGTCAATCAGCATACGGACCCGATCCTCGCGGTCGATGTAATCCACCCATGAATAGTCAACAATACCGACACGAACAGACTCGTGGCCGGTATCGACAAATGCGTCATCCGTGTCGGCATGACGCCCCGTTTTTTGTGCAGCAGCGGTGGCAGCGATTTGCTCGTACCACGCATACTCGCCCTCCTGAGACTCTACGCGAACGCATCCTCTCAGTCGGGAACCCATCTGCTGTGAGAGCAAATCCACATTGGCCTTGTACTGTTGCACGAAGGCTGTGGTAATATATTGAGACATTGTCCCTCCTTTACTGTTAAGATTAAACTTCGCTTAGGTTGGAGTTGCTCCCGAAGGCTCCATGATTGACAGGTGGGTTAGAATAATCTAATTGTTCCCGGTGCTGTTTTCGGCTCTGGATGGCGTCGTTGCATTAACTTCTGCATCTTTTCGACGAGAACTTTATGCTCCGGTGCTTTTTCATCCAAGTAAGCCGTATTTGCTTGAATAGCTGCAATTTGTTCGTCAAGTTGGTCGAAAGTTTCAGTGGCGTGTCCTTCAGTATCGAGTCCAACATCTTCGCCCATCATTTCTCCCATCTTGATAAAAGCCTTAACGACCGTAGGATTTCTCCCCATTCCCGACCGTTCAAACAGGCTAATTAAATCTTCTCCACCGAGTTCTTCAATAGCTCGATTTGCGAGAGTCATCTTTCCTTCATACGCTTCGCCCAATTCTCCTTTTAACTCTTCTCGGGCTGCGTCCATTTCTTGAATAACTGTTTCATTCTGGAGCGTCGCTTGCTCGTGCACAAAGCCGGCATACTCTGAATACAGCTTTCCCGCTTGCTCCGCATTAAGTCCGAGTCGATGAGCTGTATCTTGAAACCAACCCATGTTCTTCGCCATCGCTTCTTTAAATTCTTGAGGAAGGTCGTCTCCGACGGTAAGGTTGTACTCACCGGCTTCTTTGGGCCTACCAAGTCGGTCATAGACTTCATTCCATTCTTCTTCTGTTTGTGGCATGGGGATTTTATCTCGCCCTACCAGATTAAAAGCATTAAGATAGCCTTTTGCTAAGGCACCCACATCACCAAATCGTTTCAGTACACCCGCATCCCGGTCGTTAAAATCCAAACCTTCAAGACCATCCATCCAATGCGTGTCGCCTGTACCTCCACCATCACCATCACCGGCCCCAGCATCACCAGTATCACCTGCGTCCCCGGCATCACCATCACCATCACCGGCATCGCCTGCGTCACCGCCACCACCACCGCCACCGCCTTCATCACCTACGATAGCATGAAACTTGAATGGTGTGGCATTACCCAAGAAAGGTACCACATTATCCATCAGAAATTTTACCATCTACTTTTACCTCCTTTTCGTGTTCATCTAACATCGTTAATATTCGAAGGACCACATTTCGTTCACCTTCGTTCTTAGCCATCGTATAAGGATCAGGACTGAATGACGAACTGTAGAAATGATGCGCTAACATCATATCTTTAAGCACTTCTCGCCCTGCGTCCGATATATTAAAAACCATATTATAATCTTCTGTCGTCGCCATCATCGTCCTCTTTCTTTGCTCGAATCCACTCTATTATTCCCCCACATTCAGAACACTTAGTACCTGTAATATTAGTCCAATGATGGGCCGGACCATCGACCATTATCTTCCAATTCTGTGAACCACACTCACAAGTCGCGTAAAACCGATCATTTAATTGAATTACCTCACCGGCCATATTAATCGCTCTTTATTCTTCTCCGCTTTCAATCTCCTTAAGATTGACACCCGCGCGAGTGATAGATTCAAAACCCTGACCTGCGCTCTGTACATTTTTCGCTTGTTGTGCTTCCGCTTCAGATTTCTTCCTTGCGTCTCTTCGTGCTTGGGTTGCTTCATCTGACCGAAGAAATTTCGGGCGGACGCTGAACATTTCGAACACACCTTTGGCGATTTCATCACCGTCGAATCGGTCCGTGACTTCGGGGTCCATCTCCAGAAAGGGGGTAAGTATCTGAAGAGAACGCATCAGTCCATTAGCTTCAACCTGCTCCTGCGCTCTGGCTACTGGCGAAGTATAAACAGGTCGGACACCTTGGTTTTGCATCACCTCAGGCATCGGGGGTATTTTACCCTGACGACTTAGTATGCCGAAAACTCTGCCCAACATCGGCCCGAGAAGTTCCGTTTGAAGCCTACCCATAAGCGGACCCATCAGACGCAGTTTTTCCTCCGTGCGCTGTAGCACTTCGGTCGCTGTCATCTGTGGGCCTTCGCGAAGTTGCAGTTGGTCAATAAAAAAGATTTCTCGTATGCGCGCGCGTAAGTCATTTACAACATCATACCCGACCCCCGGATTAGAGCCAAAGTCTATGGGTTCAATTCGGTCTGTACTTCCTGACCGATAGAAATTGACTCCACCAGGAGTAGTGCGAATTGGATTCAAGAAGCCATCATCAGGTGCTTGCAGAGGGGGGTCTGTTGCTTTTTGAGCTGCCCTAATTGTTGTACGCATAACCTCTTGAAGCATTTTCACATCGGGTAAAGCGGTAGTACCGGGACCCCTTCCATACATTTCCCAAGGGTTTTTGTAAAACCGTGGAGCCATGAATGGGAGTTCGTGGTATCCGCGAATATTCATAACGTGTTTGTTCTGTATGTCAAGATACGCAGACAGATATGGGAATGGTGATTTCACACCATAATCAGACGCAGGGACAACAATGTGTAAACAGAAAGTCATTTCGTCGATCTTCTTACTGTCCATTTTACGCTTAACTGCGTCAGACATACTATTTACACCAAACTTCTGAATAAGTTGTCGCACCGTGCGAGGGTACCTACGGAACATGGCATCCATTATGCCGTCCGCGCCCTCGCACAGATACGACTCAGACAATGGCAACGCCTGAAACTTCAAATTGTTACGATCAAGTGTTTCGTTTACAAATACCAAGCCATTTCCAAACGCCCCATATTCAAGGTAAACCTCGTGCATAGCCGTATTGAAATGTGACACTGGCTTGTTAATCTCAAAGTACATGATACGAGAAGTAACGTCAAGCCACTCCTGCACTTCCCGTATGTGGTTCAGCCAGTCTTCCATCATGCGAAGTTCAAACCATCGTTGAGCAGGATTAGTCAGCATCGAGAACAAACCTGCTGCGAGTAACTGATTCGCATGGATAGGCGTGGAATCGAAGACATACGTCATCTTCTCAGAGCCAGGAGAATCATGCGTAACGAAGTTATCATCAAATGGATGCATCAGGTCTGAAATTTCCTGCCAATGGGTCTCCCACGTTCCGCGCTTTCCTTTGAGAATCTCGTAGCGACCGTTCAGCAGGGCGACCAGTTTATCATTTTGATATTTCATTATGTTTAACATCATGATTCTCCAGAGTGTTGTCGGACAACAGTCTAAGTTAACTGTGTGCTTGTGTCCTCACCGATAGTCCCGCCATCCTCAGTGCGGAACAATCTCCGACGATTAATGTTTGGACTGGTGTAGCCGGTAAGAAGAGAACGATTTTTACGATCCTGCTCTTTCTTTTTTGCTTCCTCCTCCTCTTTCTTTTTCTTTTTCTTTTCAGCTTCTGTTGGACCCTTTGGTTTAGCTGCTACCTTTTTCTGTGTGCTTGTCATCTCTCGGTGATTACCACCATTGGTAGGCCCGCCCTGCGAACCAACATCAGAACTAATACCAACACCGCTACCTCCTCCACCAAAGCCAAGGCCACCACCAAAGCCACCAATACCAGCACCGCTACCTCCTCCTCCTCCTCCACTCATGATTACCTCCTTGCCCCTTGAAAAGGGTCATAATTGTTAGGATTAGTGTAAAGTTCATGCCGTTCGTGTTGCGTCATTAGGTTTTGATGGCTTGCTTTGAACGGGTCATGATTAAACCCAATAGCATGGGTTTGATTCAACATATTCTTCTGGTCTTTTGTAGGTGCGTTCCGTAAACCAATAGCAAGCATCCTAAAGGCGTCCGCACCGTGAATCCATTCTGTTTTCGCAGGGTTATCTCTGAATGTGCCTGTCTTCTCGTCGAACTCTTTATGATGGTTGCGAAGACATTCGACTCCGAACGCAGTCTTAATTGCGTCAAACCAACATCTTGGTAAGATTTGACGTACTGCATTTCTACCCTCTTCCTTTGATAGCTTAGGCATTACGCGCAAACCCTTCAACTTCAATGACCGAAAAGTGTCGATGCGCTTTCTGTTGTTTGTGTATTCATGCACGTTCACATCGAAAGGCAGTAAATGCTCAGTAACGTGATACCCAGTACGATTGATATAATTGACGTAATGCGGTAAATCTTTGTGGCTGTTTGTGTAGAAATCAATAAGGCGTACTTCTTCTCTATGCTGCTGATAAAACCAGATAGGGTTCTCATCATTCCTCCCTAAATCCCATGCACACCCGACTGGTAAATTTGGATCATAAGGGACAGCAGTAATACGAGGAGGGTCTTGTATATCCAACCACTTCAGTTGGTCTGTATAATATGCGCCTGACATACCTGCCTGAAATGAACAGTAGAATTCTTGCTCTACCAGTTCAGGGGGCATACCTGCATCTTTTTCAGCTTGGATTGCTTTTTGGGTTACAACGTGAGTTCCATCAGGTTTATAGGTGTCCTCGACAGTTTGCATTGTCGTGAACCAGTCGGGAGATTGTTTTGCTAATACAAATAATTTGTGAGCGTGGTTCTTACCACGAGGAGTGCCATTGAATAAAGCCCACCCGCCATTCTGTGCTAAGATGGGTCTGAGGTATTGCCATGCCTGTGGCTTATGGAGTGGATACTCCGAGAACAAAACCCCCACAGGATTCGTGCCAACGATACTATCAATATTATCACTTCCGAGAAAACGTATAACGCTACCATTAACCAACTCCAAAACCATCTGCTGATTCTCTTTACGCGCAACAATAGCAGGTGGAATATGGTCACGAAATTTAAAACCATCGTTATCAACTCCTTCCCATATAATCAAGCGTGCCTGCTTATAGTACGGCAGGATATAAAAATAGGTACCCACGCGCTTGACGCACTCGCGCGCGAGGATATTCATAAACACTTTGTCTTTTCCCGCCCGACGGTGCATAATAGCAAACCCTCTCTTGAACCCATCAGGGATACAGTTGTAGAGAGGTATCTGATAATCATACGGTGAGAAGTTAAAAGGTATCTGGATTTCAGTCATTCTTCCATCCTTATGAAAGGATTGCTATAACCAATAATCCCAGTTCTGGATTTAATTGGTCGTATTTTAATGTAAGCGTTTAGTTGAATAGCCATCGCGTCATTAGTACAACGACTTCCACCACCGGATGCTCCAATCGCTAATCCACGCCCAAGACAAAATTCAACGTGTGTGACAACACGTATTCCATAAAAGATAAGATTTCCCAAATCTTCTCCACTGGCTCTTGAATACCGTTCATATAGACCGGCAGCAGTTGAGTCACCTTTGCGTGGAAAAACACCAACTGACTTGAGAACTTCAATGACAAAACCGGAGCAGTCAAATCCAGAAGGATCATCACCGCCCCATTTATAATAAGTGCCAATATAAGACATGGCGACTTCTCTTGCTATTTCGATTCTTTGATCCATTAGAGTATTGTCCTACAATAGTCTTTATTCTTTATGGTTTAGCTTTTTTAACTTTTTATCAACCAGTTGCAAATCATGGTTTAGGCTGCGAATTTCCATTCTTACTTCTGCCGGAGTTCCGGCTGGATTGGCTCTATAACGATCTTCGAGTCGCCAGATTCGTTCCTGTAAAGCAAATTGCCTATCCTCTAAAATCTTTTGCTCAAGGCGAATACTTAACTGCTGAACAGAATCCGCTTTCGCCCATCGCTGATCGAGGGTAAACAAACCCCCGGTCAGCGTAGATAGGACGAATACAACGCCTAATAAAATACTTAGACGCTTCAAGGTTAATCTTCTTCCAGTTCATCGGGTGGAACGTCACCCAGTGTATCTGGTGCATTTGCTTTAAAACGTACACTTTCAGATTGATACGTTTCTTCGATTTGCTCAGGCGTCATTCCTGACATTCTTGCATATTGAAAATATGTCTGCAAGGCAAGTTTTGCCAGTTCTGTCGCAGAAGCGAGGATGATTCCAATTCCTGGAGCTACCATAATTATAATCCTCCTTTGGCTTTACTCGCCCTACAGATTCATCAGGGCTGTCGAAGTAAGCTGATTAATTAAATCCATGATGGATGCCTCAACCTCGGGACTCGGTACTGCGCCCGCATCTACATACGTTTTGTATGATTGGATGAACGGATACACCTGAGTCAAAAGATCTTTTTTAGTCCGAAGTACCTCTTTTTGTTCATTCGTCAGATTCGGTTTGGCAATCATCGCCTTGTAGTCGTCCGCTTGCGCGTTGTACACACCCATAAAGAAGGTCGCTTTCTCTTTCGGTGTCATTTCGCTCACCGGTTTAAGACTGCCCTCTTTGTGCATACAACCAAATGAAACAAGCAGAAAGACTACGACAATTAGATAAATACTTTTTCTAACGACCATCTATCCTCCTTATGGGGTTTTTTTAGTTGGCGGTGGTGTTCCACCGTTGCGCGGTTTAATTACTGTCCGTGATAATTCCCACAAGCCAACTGCGGACGCTCCAGTCATTAGACCATAGATTGCATGATCTACGATATTGACTACCGTGAATGGTAATGAGTTATAAGGTATTGCGATAAGACCTAACCCGATACCGCAACCAACAGCAATCAAAGATTTCCATTTGTCAGGAATTGCTGTTACCATCTTATAGATCAATCCCAAAACAACAGTCAATACAACGGGAACAGCGTACTGTCCAAAAGTTATTTCTTCCATTTATTCCACCTCCTGAGTATTGTCCGACAATAGTCTGTTGGGAGGAGCCGGGAAAGTTTCCGTGATGGTTAGATCAGGTCCCTCTCCCGACTGCTCGTTTGCGCGGTCTTGCGATGGTTTGGGGCCAAGTTCGACAGCGCGGGGTGAATCGTCATTTGGTGTGATCTCTGCTTTATTTCCATACCGATCAACCAACGTGATACTGAATCCCTCCATCTGGTCAATGTTCATGTTGGTAGGGATCAATTTCTTCATCATATCAAGGAAGCCTTTAGGGTCAATAGCTGCTTGCTGCAACAGCCATACGTCACCGCCCAACTGCTGATAAACATTCAAGACGCCTTGCGTAAACTTCTTACGCGTCATCTTGTTCACCTTCGTCAGATTCGGTCCGTGCCCCTCTTCCAATACGTCTGGAATTAAGGGACTCTCAACTTCCGCTTTGTCGTTTAAAAAGTCAAAATCCATCGGAGTATTGTCCTACAATAGTCTTAGTTTGGGTTTGATTAATGACTCCATATATGGAGTCATTATATCACATAAAGTAGTGTATGTCAAGAACTATTTTTAAAACACTTGGCACGATTCTTGCATAGAGCGATACTTTAAATCGAGAGTATTGTGACAATACTTAGAGTGGGTGGGGTCGGTAGTCTGGAGTATTGACCATGCCTTTAAATGAATGACAACAGCCCTGAAAGCTATTGTCAGCGACTACAATACTCCCAAATGGGGTACGGGTAGGGGCAGAGTATTATCGGGCTTGTCAATACTCCGAGGGTGCGGAAGTTCTCTTATGCAAGAAGTGTGCCAATGGTTTCTATTAAGTGAGGAAATTTGGGATTATTGGCGGACAACAGTCTGAGAAAAAATGGCCTAAAATGTGAGAAAAATTATCGTGGGATGGTTTTTCGATTCGCGGAGATTTCTTTTTGGGGGTGGGGGGCCTTGAGGGGGCACCGGGGTCGGTCGGTCCATTCGCATTTCCGGTAGTCGGCAACAGCTAACCAGATTGATTAAAGTATGGACCGACAACAGTCTTAATGTCATCATTTAACATTCCAAATGTCGAACAGTCTGAATAAAAAATTGCAACAGGCTGACCGGCAACAGGCTGACCGGCAACAGGCTGACCGGCAACAGGCTGACCGGCAACAGGCTGACCGGCAACAGGCTGACCGGCAACAGGCTGACCGGCTGACCGGCTGACCGGCAACAGGCTGACCGGCAACAGGCTGACCGGCAACAGGCTGACCGGCAACAGGCTGACCGGCAACAGGCTGACCGGCAACAGGCTGACCACTGACCGCTGACAGTCCGACAGATAGCAAGCAAACAGCTAACCGGAAGCGGTCAAGCGGTCCGGTGTTCCTCGTGTTCCGGTGTTCCTCGTGTTCCCTGTCGTGCCTATTGTGGTTTTACATATAAAATAAAAAAACTAATAACACTATATTTTTCTTTTACTTCTATTATATTAATATACTTCTATTAAGAACATTAAGAACATATAACAAATTCAGTTACTTAGGGCTGTTTTTATTAAGCACAATACAGGGAACACAAAGCACAAGCACTTCTCAAATCCTTGTAAAGCCTTATAAATAGCGGTTTTAGGGCTTTACTTCCTACCTATTAAAAGAAGACTTTAAAAGAAGTATTAAAAGAAGACTTTAAAAGAAGTAATTAATTTACAAGGAACACAAGGAACATACTTCAAAGCGGAAGTGGTCAAGCGGTCAAGTGTTCCCGTTTTATAATAT